GTTACCAAATTCTTCTACAAACTGACCTAGGTAATCCTTTCTCAAAAGGTAGATATTACGCTTTTGCTCATTTTGCTCATATTCAAAGTCATAATTTGAAATTGGTCTAACAAGTAATTCCTTAGGCACCACTGTTCCATCGTACTTCGTATATGTGAAGTTTTCAGGTACTTGAATATCACCTTTGAGGACTAATCTACCAGCGTTATCTCTTACTTCTTGAGTTACCCAGTGATGGACACCACTAGCATGACCTTCGTATTTTCTTTCAATATAGTTTTGCAATTCGTGCTCATTCATTGGCCATTCATCGTAAATATTAATGATATTATTAACTAATAGCACCACCCAATCATATTGCATACTGTCATAGTATTCCAGTGCAACCTGATCGGGTCTATCGTTGTTTCTGACAGTATATTGAGTAAATCCAAGAATGATGTCTTCTAGATTTTCTCTGATTGCAATACGTCTGAAGATATTCTTAGCAAGGACGTATGGATCGACAGAATTCTGTCGATAACTCGATGTCCTTACATAGACGTTTGGTAGTTGCTTGAAGTAGTTTGACATTATTCTGGATAATCGTCGCGAGTAACGTATTTGGTCTCTTTAAATGCCAATCTCATATTGTATGAGACGGGACCAAAGTCTGTATCACCACCAAGGTATGACATCAGACCTGCATAGTTTCCATCTGGAGAAAGGTCAACTCCCATATCATGAAGCACTAGATAATGTGGGAATTTCATCAATTTTGCTAAATATCCACCACTCTTGTTTGGGGTGCTAATGGTTTCTCCATTAGGACCACCTTGCCATCTCACAACTTCCAACTTAAACTTATCTGGAATTTTTAACCAGTTATCACCATCTTTTGCTGGTAGCATGTGCCTACGCAATTTATTGATGATTTGATAAATTGTTTGCACATCACTAGCATTCTTGGGGACCATTTTAAATTCAAATGAATGGTCTCTAAATTCAGTGCCCTGGAAAATAGTTTCTTCGTATGGGTTAAAGATTTTACCTTGAGTCAGTGCAGATAGGTTATTTGCTGTTAAAGTACCACTTCCACCTGTCATACCAACAACATTATTAATTACCTCTGCGCCTAGTGAATATCCAAGAGCAGGTTTTGCTGCTTCTGCCAGTCTCTTGACATCTTGACCAAAACTATCAGGAATACCACCTGCAGCCATACCCTTTCCCGCTGCTGCAACTGCTGCTGCTCCAACAGCACCTAACTCAACACCATTATATTTTGTCCTATAATTCTCTTGAAGTTTTGGGGGTAGATATAAATAAATTGTGTCGATAAGAGCATTGGACTTAGGATCATGAATTGTCAACTTCAAGTAATCAATTACTTGAGTTGGAAAAGCAGCATCATCACCAATTGCATTTCGTGAGTTTGTGCTATTTGCGCCCAGAGGTCTAGTCCTAGGAAATACTAATGTCATGAGTTATTCTGGTAAATACCGACCATCAAATAAACATAAGTATAAGGGTGATCCTACAAATATTATTTATCGTAGTTTGTGGGAAAGAAAATTTATGCTATGGTGTGATAAAAACGATAACGTCTTGGAGTGGGGCAGTGAAGAAATTATCATCCCATACATTAGTCCCGTGGACCGTAAGGTGCACCGCTATTTTCCTGATTTCTATGTTAGGGCAAGAACCCGCGATGGAAGGATCCAGAAGTATATCATCGAGGTTAAACCAAAATCGCAATGTTCAGAGCCTAAAAGACAGAAAAAGGTTACTAGGAAATATCTCACTGAAGTTACCACATACGCCGTAAATCAAGCAAAGTGGAAAGCAGCACGAGAGTATTGTGCAGATAGACGTATGGAGTTTCTCATTCTTACCGAAGTAGAGTTAAAGATATGAGCATCTTTACAGATGTCAAAGACCTCGCAGGAGGAAAGAAACAGTCAAAGGAGTGGTATAGAGAGCAACTGATGTTTGGGTTGCAGGATTATACTGGAGGATTTGAGCCTGGAGACATCATTTTCTTTAGTTATGCTGCAGCAACTGAAAAGTTACTATTTTGGGATAGACATCCCATGGTTTTGATTACCAGAAGTGATGTCAACACTGGACATTTTGAGGGTGGTAACTTACATTACCTGCAACCTTCTGCCCGAAAAGCAATTGCAGGCACTTGGTCTGCGGGAGGGATGGCATACCCCACTCGATGTCACCATAAATACTTTATGTCTAATGCTACAAATATAAAGAGAATTAGACCCATTGACTTGCAGAATATGACACCTCTCCCCGTTGAGCAATTTGTGCTCAGAAGCATGGGTCGAGTTATTGAAGTCCCTTCTAGTTTTATTTGGAGTAGAGTGTAGTGGCATACGCAAATCCTAACGGATTCCAGAGATTCATGTCCCTTGTTACATCGGGGGATAAGGAACCAGCACGCTCTAATCTATACTCGGTCTTAATTGATATTCCCTTAGTAATCCGACAAGCAGCTCCTGGACTTGCATCTGACTGGAGAGAGCACTACGAAGCAATCAACTACTTTGCCGATAACGTAACTGTCCCTGGTAGGAGAATTACTACTGGTCAGGTTAGAGATGTTGGCGCTATGCGCAGATTTGCAACCGATACTACATTTGGTGAAGCACAGTTTAGTTTTATTCTCACCAAAGACTTATATCATCGCACTTTCTTTGAGAGATGGATGAATTATACAGCAACTGATGCTGAGAATAGATGCACATTTTATGATGAATATACCTCTCAAATTATGATTCAGAAATGGGAAGTTGGATCTAACGTCAAGTGGAGAGGAAAGAATAGAGACGGTAAGACCACCGAAACTAGATTAAATAGGTCAACTGGTGTCTGGCAAATGTATGGAGCATTCCCATTTGATATGTCATCAACCTCACTCAATAATGGTCCCACAGACCTTCTCAAACTAGACGTATCCTTCTACTTTGAGAGATACAGATTCGATACAGTTGCTGATAACTTAGGATTTAAAGCGGGTAATAAAGATAAGATTATCAGCGATTTCAACAACGTGGCTGAGATTCTGGACATCTCTTCTGGTCAGGTGGATGCGGTCAGATTTGGCTTCTAAATAACTACAATAATCATGGAGTATTATGCCTTTACCAAAACTTGCTATTCCTGAATATGAACTGACACTGCCTATTACTGGCACTAAAGTTACATATCGTCCCTTTCTTGTGAAAGAGGAAAAACTTCTCTACCTTGCTATGGAGTCGCAAGACGACAAGGAGATGATTAAAGCAGTTAAGACTATTATCAAAAACTGCACCAACCTGAAGAGTAAGGTTGAAGACCTCGCAACCTTTGAGATTGAGTATATCTTCCTTCGCATTCGTGCAAAGGCAGTTGGTGAAGCAAGTGAATTTAAAATCACATGCCCCGACGATGGTGAGACTAAGGTTGATGTCTTCATTCCGCTTGATGATGTTAGAGTGAAAATCCCCGAAGGACACACCAATAAGATTAATCTTGACAAGAATGTTGGTGTCGTCATGAAGTATCCCTCCCTGGATGTATTTGTGAATCAGAATCTTTCTGAAAATCCAGGTCTTGATGATGTATTCTCTCTGGCGGCAGGTTGCATTGAGCAAGTCTTCGACCAGGAAGAAGTATATGATTCGTTTACTAAAGCAGAAGCACTTGAGTTTCTTGAGAATTTGAATTCTGAGCAGTTTGCAAAGATTCAAGAATTCTTTGAAACTATGCCCAAGTTGTCTTATGAGTTAGAAGTTGAAAACCCAGAAACAAAAGTCAAGAGCACTGTTGTATTAGAAGGACTTGCATCTTTTTTCGCATAGCCCTAATGCATGATTCGCTAGAGAATCTCTATAAGACGAATTTTGCACTGATGCAACACCACAAGTATTCTTTGACCGAGTTGGAGAATATGATGCCGTGGGAAAGAGATGTGTATGTGAATCTCCTGTTAGCATATATTGCTGAAGAGGAAAGACGGCAAAACCAACAGCAGAATCGCATGTCTCTCTAATGGCAGCAATCAGAAGTTTCGTAACAATTAAACCCATTGCCACCAAGACCAGTGTTGGCACTAA